TTCTATTTGCTCTCTATCCATTCGCTGATGATGTAGGCACCCATCGCTGTGATTGCTGCCGTATATATATTGCCTGAGAGTGCCAGAGCAGTCCAAAATGACGTACACTTCCAGCATCCGAATCCAGCGTGAATGTAATCACCGAGCTTTGAGCTTGGAATCACTCTCATGAATGTGAAGTCGATGACCCAGTGCAGAGGCTCGAAGTTGGCGATGAGCCACCCGAGTGCGAGGTATTGTATCAGTTCCATAGGTCAAAGATAAAATTAATAATCAATATGATAGCCACTGTGGCCACGAGTATCATGGTGCCGATTGCAGCCATCTCCTCACGTTGATCGTTTTGGTTTAGTTTCATTGTTCCTCGTTTACTATTTCTAATGTTCCATTGATTGAATAGCCAGTCAACCGAATCAACTGCTCGATGTGATAAATCAAGTCCTCAAGTTCCACATCCTCGTGGTCAAATTCATAGCTGGCCTTATGGCCGTAGTGGGTTATTTCTATTTTCATTTTTTTGTTGTTTAGTTTAAAAAAGCCTTTTTTCTCGGAAGGCTAACCTATCTCCCTACGTTGAGAGCCGCAGCCAATGCACGGCAGGTTACGTTCAACTCGTCAGTTGCATCTCTCGTTTACATTTCGTGTTTAGATATGTGGCAATTTTTACCCCTTATCCTTGTCCAGTTTTTTGCTCAATAAACTTGACATCTGCCTTCAGCTTTTCTATGTACAGCGTGGCATCCATCAATTCCTCCTGGAGATGATTCAACCAATCGGTGAGGCTCAGGTCATCACGATCTAAAGTGCGCCCATATTTCTGAATCCCGAGCTGGCTGCGCTCATAATACTTCGCCAGCACCTTGATTAGTATTGTATCTTGTATTTGCTCTTCCATCAGTTAAGGCTTGACCATTGTTCGTAGAATTCTTCTGGAGTCACTTCCGAGATGTGTACTTCATCCGAGAAGGTGAGCACGATGCAAGTGTTGACACCTGGCATCATGTTGAATAGGTCATGCACCCTTGCAACCAAGCTATCGAGGTTGTCATTCTTGGTGCCTATGTATGCGATGAAGTACTTCATTTCATTAGGAAGTTGAATGCTTGGATGTAGAACTCATCGCCCACCCCATTGCCTTTCATGAATCTGGTCAATGTGTAGTAGTTGAGATTCATATCTTCAGCCAAGTGAGTCATCCGATATCTCTTGGAGAGTCGGGACCTCAACTCTTTATCGATGAAGTCCCGAATGTTCTCGCCATCAGAAAGGTAAATCGTCATCGATTTCATCTGTGATTGGTTTTGATGGTGCTGCGATGCGGATATCCCATGCATTGAGGCTTACATAATACTTGCCATTGTACTCACGACCTCGAAGGTCGAACTTGACCTCGCATTCTTGACCGACTTTGGCTCCATCCAGGAACTTTACTCGCTCATTCACTGCTTGGAACTGTACCAACTGCGGATACTTGTCCCCGATTGAGAGAACGAATTCTCTGATGTTCATCTTGTCACTCACTTGTTTGGCTTCACCGAGTAGGTGAATGGTGCCTTTTGCTTTTAGCTCTTCCATTGTTTACTTGTTATTTAGTTGTTCGTAATATTCATGATATAATTCGGATGCTTCTTTAAGGCGAGCAACCATCTTTGCCTCGATGTCCTCATCCCTATCATACCAGAGTGCTGTGATTCGCTTCTCTGGATTGATGTGGTCAACTCGGTGCAGTTGCAGATTCTCGTATTCGTTGAGGAATTCATCCCAGGTTGTCACCATGCAGTAGATGAGCTCGGCACATGGTTTGTCATAAAGCATCATGTATGCTCGTAGCTGCCATTCATAGAGTGGGTTGACTGCATCTTCCATAAGTGCTGGGAAAGTATCCAAGGACCACGATGTCTTGACATCAATGACTCGCTGCTCAATGACAATATCAGCGGTGCCGATGAGATAGTCATTCTCGATGGTCACTTCATTCTTGACGTAGTTTGTGAACCTCACCGAGTTGATGAGGTTGATTGACTCCAGCTCTTGCTCTCTACCCTTCCAGATGTACTTGTTATTGAGTTCTGTGGTGTAGTTGTAGAAATCTTCCTTTGCACACTGCTTGATGTAGCTCTTGGCTGTCTCTCCGATGCTGTCCTTGGCTCTGCCATTGGTCATCAGCTTACCGATTTGCGATGGATGCCATTTCATAGTGCGAGAGCTTTGAGTTGTACTTCAGTGAGTGCATAGTTGGCAGCCAACTGCTGTGCTGTGTACTTGCCAGCTTCGATTGATTCGAGTGCTTTCTTGAAGCGGTTGTCATCGATTGCTGGCTTTGATGCTGCACCTTGAGCTGCTGTGTTTCCATCATCATCCACAGCTTGAAGTGAGAGCAGTGACTGCAAAGTACCTCTTCTGAAATAAGTGACGGCAGCGAGCACCTTTTGTGGGTCTGTGATGACTGGAAGGCTCATGAATGATTCGATGACCTCACCTGAATCGATGTCGATGATACGAGTCACCACATCATTTCCAACCACTGGCTGCAAGAGTAGCAGTCCATGCTCGTGGAGGATTGGCTCCACCGTTGTGAGCAGCGCATTGATGTCAGCATAGCTCTTTTTAAAATGTGGATTCGTTGCATTCTTTGCAACCTTTCCGATTTGCTGCTTGGCAGCGTGTAATTTTTGCCAAATGTTCATTGGCTCTGCGAGTGTAGCCTCCGCTTTTTTTGTAGTCATAATATATTGTTTTGAGTTGTAAATATATGCATTTATTTGATTGATTCACAAAATTGCTCATAAAATTTCAAGAATCCTTCAAAATCTTTTGCAATAACATACACACCACCAGCTTCCTCGATGGCTTTCTGGTATGCTTTCTGCGCTTCAGACTGTCTATCCTTGCCATACTTGACCTCAATCTTAACAGACCTCCCCTTGATCGTGGCGGAGATATCTGCCGAGCCTGGTGTGCCGGTGCCCTTGGTCCACTGACCACCGATGGCAACTCCATCAGTGCGGTATTTCTTGCGATACACACCCATCGTGTTGATTCGCTCCGCTTGGCATCCACTGAACTGAAGGAAGGCGATGATTGACTTGGTCAGTGCATTGGCTGAGTTGTCATTCCATTGGTCCAGGGCAATCAGGTGCGGTGGAATGGTTGGGTACTTTTCCATTTTGTGCTTCAATTGTAAATCTTTTAGGATTTTTCGGTGTTGTGGTGTCATTGTTTTGCTTTTTCGTTTAACTCATCCCAAATGTCATCAGGTTCTGGAGTCGGCTTGGGAGCACCAGACTCGAGAAGGAAGTATCTTCCGTTGTGATTGCGACCACGAGTCATCTTGAGTGATTTATAGTCAGCATATGCTTGCACCCATTTGAGGAATCTGCGTGGCTCAAGCTCCTTGAATGATGTGAATTCAGATGTGAATTCTTGAATCTTGCTTCCATTGTAGTGGTACACATCGAGAGCGAGGTTGCCTTCCTCCACCCAATCAAAGAAATCCTTGCACGTTGCCTGAATGAGTCGCTTGGCATCTGCGTTGATGCTAATGGCTTTCATTAATCCATTTGTCAGGTACTTTTGAAGGTTCTTGACCATGTAGTTGTCGAATTTCAACCAATCCTCATCTGTCCAGGAGTCGAATAATAGGCGACCATACTCATCGAGTGGGCTGCGCTTGGAATGGAAGTACTGATAGAACTCCAGCTCGTGACGTCTGCGGTCATGAGAAGAGCCTGCACCACTGATGACATAGTTGGTGGTGATGACAATTTTTGGCGAGCGGTTGAATGGAATGAATATCTCGTCTTTATTTTTGCGATTCACGGTGATTCCCTCAGTGATGAGGCTGAATAGCTGCTCGAAGTCGAATGCTTTGCGCACATCATCGAATGCCAGAATCTGCGTGTCCAGGTTTACTCGCTGATAAACGAAATCAGATTTGGATGGATTGAAGCTCTTGCCATCTATCTTGACGACTCTGCGCAGATTTCCGAGTGCAGCCAGCATGAGTGACTTTCCAGAGCCACCATTCGGGTTGTCATCGATTTCTTGGTCATTAAAGATGATTGCTTTCTGGTCAGTCTTATCCTTGAATGTGTGCAT